AAAAGACCCCCCTGCCTTTCCGGACTATACCTCCCCGAGGACCACTAGCACGGTCCCAGCCGGCCCATGCGTGGGCCAAACCGAACAGGATTGATAGGGATATGACCCAAACTAAAAAGCCTCGTATGGGGGCTACTGAGCCTCGCCTACATAGTCCGTACCTCAAGGGTAAATCTCGCGGCGTTGAGATTGCTCAGCTTGCAGACTCTATCGGCATGCCGTTATTACCTTGGCAAGAGTTCGTAATTAACGATATGTGTATGGTCGATGAGCAAGAGATGTTTATCCGTAAAACAAATTTAATATTATGTAGTCGGCAACAGGGTAAGACTCATCTCGCGCGTATGGTCATGCTCGGTCACATGTTTCTATTCGACTCCCCTAACGTGCTCATTATGAGCTCTAATAGATCGATGGCTTTAGACACCTTTAGACAGGTCTGCTCGGCTATTGAGAATAACGACGGTATGCGTAAACAGGTTAAACAGATCAGGTATGCCAATGGCACCGAGTCGATCGAGCTAAAAAATGGCAACCGCCTCGATGTTGTAGCGGCAACTCGCGACGGATCTAGAGGCCGCACCGCCTCGCTGTTATACATAGATGAGATCCGCGAAATATCCGAGGAGGGCTTTAGAGCTGCAACGCCTACTACTCGCGCTAAGCCCAATGCTCAAACCTTGCTTACCTCTAATGCCGGAGACTCATTTAGTACGGTGCTTAATGACCTACGCGAAAGGGCTATGAGTTTTCCGCCTAAGACCTTCGGCTTTTACGAGTACTCAGCTCCCCAATTCGCAAAAATAACAGATCGTGATGCGTGGGCTATGGCTAATCCGGCGCTTGGATATACCGTAACCGAGGAGGCCTTAGAGGAAGCCGTTGCAACTCAACCAATCGAGACGACTAAGACAGAGCTCTTATGCCAATGGATCTCAAGTACTCAAAGCCCATGGCCTCACATGGCTGTCGAGGATGCAGCTGATAAGGATCTAAATTTGTCGGTGGGGCCTCTTACTATTTTTGCCTTTGACGTATCCCCGAGTCGTCGCGATGGCTCGTTATGTATGGGCCAAGTGCTCGAGGATGGTCGTATTGGGGTCGCAGTATTAGAGATCTTTCACAGCGATGTATCTATAGACGAGCTCTTTGTAGCTAATGCAATAGCCAAGTGGGCCAAGATTTACTACCCTCGACAAGTCGCCTACGACAAGTACACGACCGCCTCTATTGCTAAACGCCTTGAGTCCAACGGCATACAGGTAACAGATATATCAGGGCAAAAGGGGTATCAGGCTTCGGGCGACCTCTATGAAAGTCTGGCCAATCGTAGACTCGTTCACTCGGGGCAAGATGAGCTTGTAACGCACATGGCTAATTGTGCAGCTAAAGAGTCCGACTCATCGTGGCGTATCGTCCGGCGTAAATCCGCTGGCCCTGTAGATATTGCAATAAATTTAAGTTTTATCGTCCATATTCTCAATCAGCCGATGGGTCAGGCTCAGGTTTACGTATAGAGACACGCCGAGAGTAATCGGATTTTATCCTTGACATTTAGAGAAAATCGCCTCCATGGGAATACTCCAAACTCTAGGCATTAAGTCAGCTGAAAAGCCTACTATCGAGGCCCAGTACGCACCTGCCGTAATGAGTACTCAATACGGTTATGGATCTTTTAATACCGGATCTACTTACGGAGTAAATTCAAGCGGAATAGATCGCAATTTTGCTTTACAGGTTGCAAGCGTTACTCGCTGCCGTAATTTAATTGCCGGAGTTATTTCAGGTATTGATTTAGCACTTTACAAAAAATCAACAGGGGAAAAATTAGGCTCGCCAATATGGTTAGAGCAACCTGATCTACGCCAACCTCGCAGCGTAACTATTGCTGCAACGGTGGACTCACTTATATTTTACGGATGCGCTTACTGGCGCGTTACATCTTTGTATGCAGATGATGGACGACCTAGCGGATTTGAGTGGGTCGCTAATAATCGCGTTACTTACACTACAAATAAATTTGGTACAGAAATAGAGGATTACTTTGTCGATGGTATTAAAGTACCTATGGGCGGTATTGGATCTCTTGTAACTTTTCAAGGTTTAACTCCTGGAGTATTAGATACAGCCGGTACAACTATTAAAGCTGCTTACGATATACAAAAGGCCGCCGCTGTTAGTGCTAATACACCAATGGCTACAACAGTATTAAAAAATAACGGCGCTGATCTACCGGAGTCTCAAGTACAAGGCTTACTAGCAGCTTGGAAATCAAGTCGTGCTTCACGCTCAACGGCGTATTTAACTAGCACTCTTAGCGTAGAAAATATCGGCTTTAGTCCTAAAGATATGATGTATAACGAAGCATCACAATACTTAGCTACTGAGATCGCTCGCGCTATGAACGTACCGGCCTATTACATTTCTGCCGATATGAATAACAGTATGACCTATCAAAATATTTTAGACGGTCGTAAAGAATTTATGGCTTACTCACTACAGCCGTACATCTGTGCTATTGAGGACAGGCTCTCCATGAACGACATAACAAATTCTCAAAATCAGGTGCGTTTCGCGGTAGACGACAGCTTTTTACGTGCAGATGCAAGAGAACGTTTAGACCTTATCGAAAAAATGCTAAGTCTAGATTTAATCGATGTAAATCAAGCCCGACAAATGGAGCAACTAACACCGCTAGGAGATACAAGTGCTACTAACGTTTAGTCAGGAAATACAAGCAGCCGATACAGAGCGCCGGATCGTCTCGGGGCTTATTGCACCTTACAACGAGATCGGCTCTACAAGTGCCGGTAAAGTAATGTTCGAGCGCGGCTCAATTACTTATGCGGAAGCATCACAAATTAAACTTTTAATGCAACACCAACAGGATAAGCCGGTAGGTCGCGCTATTTCATTTAGTGACTCTACAGAGGGCATATATGGATCTTTCAAGTTATCGAGTAGCACTCGGGGACAAGATGCGCTCGTATTAGCTCAGGAAAACCTAGTAAGCGGCTTATCCGTAGGGGTCGATGTAACGGCCTCTAAGCCAATGGGTGATTACCTGTTAGTAACGGCGGCTGTCCTCAAAGAGGTAAGCCTCGTCGAAAGTGCGGCTTTCCAAAATGCCGCGGTTACTGATATTGCAGCAGCTCGAGCAGCGCTTGAGGCAGCTACAAGTACAAAAGAAAAAGTTACAACGATTTCTACGACGATCGTAGAGACCGAAACAGAAACAGAAACCGAAAGCGAGGAAGCTGTGACTACAGCCCCAGAAAATACACCGGATACTCCGGCAGATACACCGGTCGAGGCTGAAAAGGTCGAGGCCGCTCGTAAGATTATCCGTCCATCTGTACTCGACTCTCAGAGAGTACGTACACCTATTACTTCAATGGGTGCATATACAGAGCACAAGATTAAAGCTGCACTCGGTAACGAGGATTCTAAGCTGTATGTAACAGCTGCCGATGACAGCTTTAGCACAAACCCTGCATTTTCACCTACACAATACCTATCAGAGTTTCCAACTAATACACGTTTCGGTACACCTGCTATCGATGCTTGCTCACGCGGTACCTTGCCAGCTAGTGGTATGACGATCAACGTACCATCACTCGTTACATCTGCCGGAGGGCAATCAGGCGTAGCACCTGTTGTAACTGTTGAAGCTGAGGCCGGAGCTGTTGCTAATACAGGTATGGTTACAGAATATTTAACTGGAACTATTAACAAGTACAGTGGCATGAATACGCTCAGTGTCGAGCTTCTCGAAAGATCAGATCCTAATTTTTATGCAGAGCTAACTACTCAGCTACAAAATGCGTACCTCAAGACACTTGATACGACAGTCCTAGCAGCTCTAGTTACAGCTGGCACCGTTGCTACAACAGCTCAGGCCGCTACATCTGCAGGAATTATCGGCTACACATCCGAAGCCGCTCGCCTTGTATATGAAGCAACAGGTTATTTCGCTAATAACTATATTGCTAACGGATCACAATGGCAGCTATTACTTGGCGCTACAGATACAACAGGGCGACCAATTTACTCATCAAGCCAACCAATGAACGCGGGAGGGCTTACTCAACCGGGATCAATCCGAGGCAACGTACTCGGCCTTGATCTTTATGTTGATAAGAATTTTGCAGCAACTACAACAGTCGATGACTCAGCCATCATTTTGGCACCTGAGGCCTTTACTGTTTATCAGTCACCTACTGCCTATATGTCAGTAAATGTTGTAAGCAACCTACAGGTACAGGTAGCCATCTACGGTTACATGGCAACAATCGCCAAGATGCCTAAGGGAATTATCCGCTACAACTTCACCTAAGCAATAACCCTAATAGTCGGTAGGGCTCTTAGCCCTTTGAGCCCTACCGGCCCTATTAAGTAGAGGAGTAAATAAGTGCCAGCTACATACGTCACCGAGGCCGAGCTAAGAGCTAACCTAGGGATCGAAAATCTGTATAGCTCAGATATAGTCGAGACGTGCTGTCAGGCTGCCCAAGATTTACTCAATCAGTTTTTATGGTTTGACTCCGCTTCTGTTGTAGGTACAGCTCTACAAAATAACGTAGCTACAGTTATGGTTGCTAACCCTGCAATCTTTAGTACAGGCGATTCTGTAACCTTGAGTGGGTGCGGCTCAACTTTTAACGGTACTTACACAGTCACCGGTACGATCCCATGGACAGCCGGGACAGCTACACAATTTCCATCTATAGCGTTTAATAGCCGACTATTTAATTATCCTAACGGCTACAGCTTTATACAGTTCGCTAAGACAGCCGCCAACGCTAATTTCACTCGAGTACTCCCCTACGGTTCAGCTGTAGGAGCAGACACAAAGACAAACACCTACGCGACTACTCCGGCCGTACGCGAGGCCGCGATGATCTTGGCTACTGATATTTTTCAGGCGCGCCAAGTCTCACAAACAGGCGGCGTATCTATAGATGGATTTAGTCCGAGCCCATATCGTCTCGGTAACAGCATGATCGGAAAAATCCGCGGGCTCCTAGCCGGTTATCAAAATCCCGGAAGTATGTGCGGATAAATGACAGCGCCAATTACTACGCTGCGAGCCTCACTAGCTGCCGCTCTTGCTAACCCTAATGTGTGGAATACATACAGCTTTCCACCTTCAACCATTACGGCTAACTCTGTAATCGTGGCACCTAATGATCCATACATAACACCTACAAATAATACAAACGTAGGTATCGCACCTATGGCATCCTTCAAAATTATTTTCAATGTGCCTATGCTCGATAACGCCGGGAATTTAGCCGGTATCGAAACCGTAGCCTTAGCCGTATTTAACAAATTAGCGGCCTCTACGATCGTAATGAATATTGCAGCTATGAGTGCGCCATCTTTATTAGAGGTACAAAGTGGCACACTTTTAACCGCATCTTTTGACATCCAAATACTAACGAGCTGGAGTTAAGCATGAGCCTAACAGACGAGGACATCGCCTTTCTTATCAAGATAGGGCAGATCACCGAAGCACCAAAAAAAGAAACAAAAACTAAAGACACATCTACAGATAAAAACGAGGAGTAAAAAAAATGGCAGTCTATTTATCAAACGGTGTCGTGGTCACGCTGAACTCAGTAGTGCTCTCAGATCACGTTACTAGCGCAACAATTAACCGAGTCTTTGATGAGCTGGAAGTTACAGCTATGGGCGATACAGCTCATAAGTTTGTTAAGGGTTTGGAAGCAAGCACTATCTCGCTTGATTTTCTTTCAGATACAGCGGCAGCGAACGTAAACTCTACGCTTCAAGCTGCATGGGGTACAACTGTACCTATCACTCTTAAGCAGACAAGCGCAGCTGTTTCAGCTACAAATCCTTTATACAGCACTACGATTTTGGTAAACAACACCACCGACATTAACGGCGCTGTTGCTGATATTGCCACACAATCGATTTCATTTACATGTAACTCACCAATCGTAATTACAACTACCTGATAAAAAGAAAAGGGGCTAAAAAATGGCACGTCTAAAAATAACAAGATCAAGCGGTGAAGTCAGCGAGCATCAAATCTCGCCAAGGATTGAATACGCTTTTGAGTTATATGCAAAAAAAGGATTTCATAAAGCCTTTAGAGATGACGAGAAACAAAGCGACGTCTACTGGATCGCTTGGGAGTGCTTACGCACAGCCGGCGAAACTGTACCGATGTTCGGGGCAGAATTTTTAGATACCTTGGCTAAGGTCGAGGTACTGGACGATCTGCCTTTAGCTTAGGGCGCGACACCGCAACTTATTTGATAGCACAACTATCAATACGGTTACAGGTCGCGCCTCAAGCGATACTCGAACTTGATACGGAAATGTTTAGGATGTTAATAAAAGTGCTTCAAGATGAAAGTGAGGAGTTGGAAAATGCCCGTAAGAATATCCGGCGTCCTCGAAACCGTTAAGGCTTTACGTAAATTTGATCCTGATTTATTGAAAGCGATGAACGCTGAGATCCGGGCTGTGATGGTTCCTTTACGCGATAAAGCTCGAGGGTACGCACCTTCTCCACAGCCGGATAATCTTTACGCATGGGCCGAAGGATCATCTAGCGGTAAAATTACAGCGCGTAATTCATCTTTTAGGACTTTTAATACTGAGGGACGTTTACGTTTGTTTCCCTTGTACGATCACGATCAAGCGGTAAGAGGTATTTACTACTCTCAGGCTCCCAGCAAAAGAAACCGTAACGGATGGCAAGCTCTTTATTACGTAGCTAATAAGTCAGCCGCCGGATCTATCTACGAGACAGCTGGCCGCGCTACAGCGCCATCTAATCGAGGCTATCGCTCAAATAATCCCGGAGCCGGTGCTCACTTTGTTAGTCGTATGGGGCCTCTGTATGGAGACAAACAAGCCGAGCGTGGTCGTATGATTTTTAGAGCGTGGAAAGAGGACAAAGGTAAAGCTCAAGATGCTGTAGCCATGGCTCTTAATAAAACTATAAGCGCGTTTAACCGTAGCGGATTTGGCAAGGCCGCATAATGGCCGCGCCTAATTTAGTTGTATCGGCTGTAGCTGAGTGGAACGGTAAAGCCTTAACAAAGGCCTCCGGACAAATAGGCAAGTTTGATAAGACAGTAAAAAATTTAGGCCGCACTTTAGGCGTTACCTTTAGCGCCGCTGCCCTACTTAGTTATTCAAAAAAGGCCCTAGCAGCCTACGGCGAACAAATAGCAGAAGCTAAGCGCCTAGATAAAGCTTTACGCAATATTGGCTTCTCTTTTGCTAGCTCAGAGGCCGAAGGTTATTTAGATACCGTTGAAAAAGTAACAGGCATAAATCGAGATCAGTTACAACCTGCCTTTATTCAACTGGCACAAATAACTAGATCTACAACTATCGCTCAATCTATGCTTAACACAGCTTTAGATGTTAGCGCTGGTACAGGTTTAGATTTAATCTCTACGACAAAAATATTAAGCCAAGCCTATACGGGTAACTACAAAGGTCTTAAACAATTAGATCTTGGTCTAACTAACGCTGAATTAGCTGGTAAATCATATTTACAGATAGAAAAACTTTTAGCTATTCAATATGCCGGACAATCAAAACTCGCCGCTGATTCATATCAAGGCTCACTTGATCGCCTAAAGATAGCAGCCGAGCAAGCTAGCGAGCAGATAGGACAATCCCTTGTTTCTGCTTTAAGTATCTCCTCCGGTGGCATGGATAAACTCATAAATAAAGTCGATGATGCTTCTGACTCTATTGCCGGGATGATAACTAACACTTCATATTTAATAAAAGAATTAGGTAAATTGCCTGGAGCTGGTGTTTTAAGTAATATTAAAGATGCTATTTTTGGCCAACTAGGTAAATTCTCTATTGGTAATATCAGAAAACTTTACGATCAAGTAACAGGAAAACAAGGCGGTTTCCCTCAAGGCTTACCGGCGGATCTAAAGAATTTTGGTGCCAATACGGAAAAAGCCAAGATGGATAAACTGGCTTTACAACGCCAAAAAGAATTACTAGCTTTACAGAAAAAAGCTGCCGCCGCTGCGATTGCTACAGCTAACGCTAAAAAACTTGGACTAGCCATAGATAAAGCCAATCTTGTACTTGGTAAAGGCGGAGATGTTTTTGATTTAGAGAAAATCCAACTTGAGGCCGCTAGATTAAATCAGGTTCAGCAACTAACAAAAGCCACTAGCGCAGCTCAACTTCTAGCTATTACTAATGATCTTGCTCGCTTGCAGGTCTTAAAACAGATGAAGGAATTAGAAGATGCTATTGCTTCTGGCGATATAAAAAGAATTGAAGCTGCAACAGCTAAACTAAATGCAGATATAAAAATTCTTGGTGTTTTAACTCAGCAAGAACTTAAACTATTAGACATAAAAGCAATATTAACTGCGCTTGCTTCCAAGGATTTAATTAACTTAACTAACCTCAATGAAGCTGCTCGCATACTCGGACTCTTAAATATCCCAGCCGGCGGCAAAATTACGGTTGAAATTAGTGCGGCGGCCGAGGCTGCCCTTGCAGCACTCGCAGCTGCAACAGCGGCAGCAAAATTAGCAGCCGGTACTATTAAAAAGAAATATACCTCAGACGAAATAAATGACATTATTAGAAGGCTTACTCAAGGTGAGAAAATCACCGTATCCGAAGGTGCTGCTATTGGCGTATCAGATCCAAAATCTCTTAAGCCCGATCCTGTAGGTCCTGTTACTCCGCCTGTAGTTACAACTACTACATCTACTTTTGGCGATAAGGGACTTTTAAGCTCTATTATTGCTGCCGTATCAATCGCTGCGACCGTAGCAGCTGAAAACGCCGCAGCTATCAAAGCTGCTAATGCTCAAGCCGTAACAGTAAATAATAACTTTAATGGTGTAATTGGAGATCCCAACGCGCTTGCTACCTTGATTACGGACATCGTACAAAATGCCATAGATCGCGGCACGATTAAGGCTACGACCCTCTCATGACATGGGTTCCAGCTTGGCGCGTAACAGTAGGTGATGATGTATACACAACTGTTACCGGTGTTAGTTATGCAACAGGTCGTACAGATATTGATCGGCAACCTACGGCAGGTTACTGCCAAGTAGATATCATAAACGCTACTAACGCTCCTTTTACTATCAATGTCACAGAAGGCGTAACGCTAGAGCTCAAAAACTCGTCCGGCACTTATGTAACTGTGTTTGGTGGAGAAGTATCAGATTTTAATATCGCTGTTAGGAGCCCGGATGAGACAGGCTTTGTAACTACTGGCACTATTTTAGGAGTCGGTAGCCTTTCTAAACTGACTAAGGCTATCTATAACACAGCTTTAGCAGAGGGCTTAGATGGTACGCAGATAGCCGAGATAGTAGGTAGCGCGCTTAATCTTAAGTGGAACGAAGTGACTCCTACGGTTACATGGGATACCTACCCACCGATTCAAACATGGAGTGATGCAGAGTCTTACGTTGGCACTATTGATCCGGGCTTTTATACGATGGTCAATATAGCCGCTAACGCTTCTGCCAAGTCTCAGACTCTTGCAGATCAAATAGCACAAAGCGCACTCGGACAACTTTTTGAGGATCGCTATGGAAATGTAAATTATGACGATGCCGATCATAGATCTAATTACCTTGCCGCCAATGGCTTTACTAACCTTGATGGATCCTATGCAACTCCGAGCAGTATTCAATCCCAAACACAGATAGCTCGTATCCGTAATAGCCTTATCTACCGTTATTCAACGACTTACGGCTCTACCTACACCGACTCGGATCAAGACTCTATCGCCTCTTTTGGACTCTTTGAGAAATCTACCGAGTCAAATATTAAAAGCCTAGTAGACATTACACAGATCGCTACGAGAGAGCTTAACCTACGTAAAAATCCTAGAGGCTCACTCGGGGCAATTACTTTTAGACTAGACAATTCTAATCTGCCAGATGTAATGCTAGATAACCTTATTAGTATTTTTTTTGGCCAGCCTGTTTTAATTAATAACCTACCTAGCAATCTACTCGGCGGTACATTTGATGGCTTTGTAGAAAATATTGCTGTTAGGGCTACTCCGACTTATGTAGACATGACCCTTTATGTCTCAGCTACAGATTTCTCATTATCAACTACACAATGGGAAACAGTATTGCCCGCCTCTCTAATTTGGACAGGCGTAAATGCTACACTTACATGGACTAATGCGATTGGAGCACTAACGTAATGAGTACAACCACCCCTTTATTCGGCTGGGTCGTTCCCACGTCGAGCGATTTAGTAAAAAATGGCGCGGTAGCCATTGAAACTTTAGGTGATTCCATTGATAGTTCAATGGGAGATCTTTTAGGTGGCACAACTGGTCAGGTGCTATCAAAGACATCTAATACAGACATGGACTTTACATGGACAACAGCGGCAGCAGCCGGAGCCTCTGTTAATTTATTGTTGAACTCTAATTTTGCAATCAATCAGCGAGTTTATGTTTCGGCAGCTAATCTAGCGTCCGGTTCATACGGTTTTGATCGTTGGAAGTCCAATTATACAAATACAACATTAACTTTTACAGCCTCAACACAAGGTCAATCTCTTACAATAAATGCAAGTGGCGGATTACAACAGATCATCGAGCAAGGATTAGTACCTGCCGGTACTTATACGCTTTCATGGACAGGCACAGCTACAGCTCGTGTTTATAATTCCGGCGGCACTCCACCCTCCTATGCTGCTTCACCTGTTACTTTTACAGCAGACGGCGCAGCAAATGTAGTAGTTGAATTTACAGCCTCGGGAGCGACTAAAACATTATCTAAAGTTCAATTTAATGCAGGCACCAATACAACATGGGCATTAGCTACTCCGACATTACAAAGTGAATTGTCCGCTTGCCAGCGTTATTACTATCGACAAGGCGGAGATGCTCTTTATGGTTATTTTGGGCTCGGTATTGCTTCGGGTACTACTCAATCAACTCATGTGGTAGTTTTTCCAACGACAATGAGAATCCCAGCATCGTCAGTTGATTATTCTACTTTAGCCGTTCAACAAAATGGTGGTGTCTCTTTAATAGTAGTTACCTCTGTTAGTATAAATGCTGGTTATACAACCAAAAATGTTTGCACGCTTTATTCTAACGTAGCGTCTGGTTTAACTACTGGCACAACTTACACATTACTAGGAAATAACAGTACATCTTCATATATCGGATTGAACGCGGAGTTATAAAATGACAGTTTCCTTTATTGAAATCACCGATCCACTTACAGGCGCAATTTATGAATACGCAATTATCGATTGGGGCAACGATCAATTTACCTCAATGACAAAAGCCGAGTACGACAAAGAGTATCCGAGTGGAGACTAGCTATAACGGCTACCCTGCATCAAAAGATCCGGCCGAGATAAAGATAAAGTCCTACCCTGTAAAGGGTACGGATCGTAAGCTGCGATGTGCTGAGAGCGTGGGGCCACTACTCGCAGCCTTCGCGGCTGAATTTCATGAGCTGATCGAGCCAATCGATGAGGGTACTTTTGACGACTGGGGCTATGCCTACAGGATGGTTAGAGGTAATCCGACAAAACTTTCATGTCACTCATCCGGCACGGCGATCGACCTCAATGCTACAAAGCACCCTTTAGGTAAGTACGATACTTTTGCAGCCAAGAAGGTACCTATGATCCGAGCCCTAGCTAAAAAGTACGGCCTCAAGTGGGGCGGCGACTTTAAGACAAGGCCGGACGATATGCACTTTGAGGTTGAAATATCAACAATTAAAGCCAAACAACTTATAACAAAGTTAGGATTAGAAAATGCCAAGTAGTGCACAAGTAACAGTAGGAGTAACAGCTACAGTATTAGTCGCGGCTAATATTGCCGATCAGACCGCCTATTTACATAACTCAGGCGGAGGCGCTGTCTATCTTGGGGATGCCAACGTAACGACAAGTAACGGCTACAAAATGGATAACAACGATAAATTGACTTTATCTGTTGGAGATCATGAGGGTTTATACGCTGTTACCGCATCCGGTACTAACGTGGTCGGCGTACTAAAACAAATTCT